AAACAATTTTACACCGTCAAATGCAAGGTCTTGACCGTTGAACCAAGTAGTACCTTGATTGCCAACACCATTAGCACCCAAACCTGAAGCACCGAATCCACCTAAAGCACGAACGTAAGCACGAGCAACGTTAGAAGAAACGTACAAGTACAAATCTTCTTTTCCGTAGATAGCAGTAGGAACTGCATCAACTACTTTACCCATTTCAGTGATAACGTTTGCAGCAGTTACAGTAGTACCTGTTACGTCTACTACGTCAGCATCTGCTTCCCATAGAGTTTCAAATCCGTCAAACTCACCTGCAGTAGCGTTAGTACCTTGCCAGATGTTTGTTTCCATTTTCTCTGCAACCTTCGCAGCAACGTGGCCCAAGATGTAGTCAGAGAATGCCGGAGGCAAGTTGTCAAATGCAGAGTAACCCATTTGGATTGCCTCCCAATCAGAACGGAAGTCTTTCTTACAAAGCTCAAGGTTCACTTGGAACTCTTCAGGTTGTAAGATACGCTCCGTTAAAGTAACAGTAGAAGTGTCAGCGAAATCACACGTTGCATCTTTTACGATTGCATCCGTAGCGAGTTTCTTCATTACCTCTTTGTACTTCACGTTTGGTTTTACGGTGATACCACCGTTCTCAATAGTATCTGCAGACAAAAGTGCTGCCGATACGTACTTACCTGCAAATTCTCCAGCGTAAGTTGTAGTGATTGATGTAGTTGTAGCCATCTTTCGTTTATTTAATTTTTAATTTTTTATTGTTTAGACTTTAAATCCTTTTGTTTGGTTTTTAACCTCACGCTCCCCAAGAAGCATTGCTTGATTAGCATCCTTAATAACATCTAAAGAAGATTGAAGAGCAGGAACATCTTGTGGAAGAATTCCTAATTCTTTTACTTGTTTAGCAACGGTAGATATGTCTTTAGCAAGTGTGCTCATCAACTCTTTTAATTCCGAAACAGACTCGTTTAAATCAAGTGTAGCACGATAGGCAACTTCACCTTTTGCTTCCGAAGTATCAGTTTGCTTACGAACTTTCTTTTGTAAAGCGTTAACTTTTGAAGCCATAGATGCTACTTCTTTAGCTGAAGCAAGTTCTACTTTTTCTTCGCTTAACTCAACTTCTTGGTTTTGTTTGGCTGATAATTCAGCCCACACATTTTCTACTTTTCTTTTCATTAGCGTTGAGAGATTTTACCAAGTACACGGTCAAGAGTAGATTTGCGACCATTGTTCGCAAACTTCATCATATCCTTTTGTACTTGTGCTTCAGGATTTGCCTTGATAGGTTTGGCAGCCGGTTCTTGTGCGCTCATTTCAACTTCTTCAGTTGCTTCTTCGCTCACTTGCTCCTCTGCACTCATTTCTTCTTCTTCTTTAGGACTCATCATCTGCTTGACTTCCTCAATCATTCCTTTGAGTTCGTCCATAGCAGCTCCTAATTCTTCTTTAGTTGCGTAAGCCATTTCTTCTTCCTTTACTTCTTCTTCTTCAGCAGCTTCTACTTCTTCTTCTTCGGATTCGTTTCCTGCTTCACGGAGTTCAGCAACAATGCCTTCCTCTGCAACAACAAGAACACGACCATCCTCAAGGTTGTACTCACCAATAGGCAAGGCAACCTTTTCATCTTCAGTAGCAATAAATACTGCTGAACCGGCCTCAAAGCTCTCTGCTTCTATAACCGTGCCGTTGTCAAGTTTCATACTCTCAAGAGACACTTGTTGTGTTTCTTCTGCAAGGTCTACATTCAGTAGACCGGCAATCTTTGATAGGGTTTCTTTTGCGCTCATAACTAATAAACTAACTATATTAAATTGTTTTGTTTCATTTTTATTCCAACTCGCCAAGTTCCTTGAGCTTTGATTCAGCCCAACGCTTACCGGCTTTTCCGCCCCATAGAAGGTATGAGATAGTACCACACGCTTTGCTATCGCCTTCATCGTAGTATTCTTCAGCACGTGAAAGATACGAATGCATACGCTTGATTGTAGCAACTGTAATCTTTTCTCCGTTGGCCAACTGCTGCGCACGGACCTTTCCTACTTGCGTTGCACACTTGTTGTTTACCTTCTCGTTTAGTTCAATGCCTCGTTTCGCATTGTTTCTTACTCCGCTTCCGTAGTCGCTATAACTTTCAAGTTCGGTGCGTTGCAATTCCTCACGGATTGCACACAACAATTCTTCGTCTTGCTCAACCTCGCTGATAATATCTTCAAGAGTAAGCTGCTTGGACATATTCACCTTGTCAGCAAAATACCCCTCAATGGAAAAGCCTTTAACCTTTCCGGTTTTAACGTAACTGTTCCAAACGTCATCGTTGTAAACCTTCATAGAAACCATCCACGTGCCTTCCGGTACGGAAAGGCCGTAGGCTTGGCTCTTGTCTTTTTCGCTTTCAACAATCCAACTCTCAACAACACTTAATCCTTCCAACTCAAAGTTATGCTCAAGGGTGCTTTTGTTTTGGTTTCCTTTCGTTAGGAAAAGCTCGGAGGCTTTTCTAACCGTGTCTTTGCTGAAGTATATGTAGTATTCTTCCTCACCGTTGGAACGGAAGATAGTCTTGTTGGGAATAAGTGCAGGTCCCATTAAGATTCGCTTCTCGCTATCCACCTCTGCAAGTTTTACCTCTTGCTCTTTGCTCAAGGTAATGAAATCCGACTCAATGGCCGGATGCTCAACAATGCTGATGGCTTGTACGCCACTCAATAATTGTTCTTCGTCAAGTATTAGTTCTACTATTTTCACAATGTTGCGTTTTTAACTCGTTTTCTATCCATTTCCTGTTGTGAAGATACATCGCTTCCTACAACATACGCACGTACTGGCCCTTGTTGACGTAGGCTTTGTGCTATTTGATTTGTACCACTCGCACCTACAACGTTAAATGAAGGTGAGAATGCTGCACCGGTTGGTGCGCTTGTTTCGGTTGGTGCTTCAGGAGATTCAAACTTACTGTTTTGTATCTGACGTAACTTTGCAACACCAAAGGCCGTGGCCAATCCTGCTTGAATAGCAGGGTATGCAGGGAACGCTGCCGTGATAGGGCTTTTTTGTGCCGTGCTATATGCGTTTTGCGCTGCCTCAATTGTAGATACAACCGTGTTGGCTGCCGATAACGCCTTTTGCACTTGGAAAGCTCTACGTTGTTGTTCTTCGCTCTCTCCTGCAAACGCTTCGCTCAATGCGGAAATAGCATCAAGTCCTTGAACGGCCATTTGTGTTATGGCCTGTTGCGTTTCCATTCTACGGTCAATCTTTGCTTGTTCCGATTCTTGGTCAAGCCTTTTGCTTTCTGCATTGTATTCCGATTCGGCAAGAAGCCTTTCGTTTAACAACTCCTGATAGCGAAGTGTACCCTCCTTTGTAATGGCGAGTTCATCTTCTATAAGTTTTATACGAGAATCTTTCTTTGCCTTCGCTAAATCCTTCTCAAGCTGAATGCGTTTTAAAACATCAAGCTCTGCATCTATGGCCGATTGCTTCTCAATTTCGTAGGCTTCGTTTTCCGCTTCTATCTTTCCACGGTTAAGCTCAAGCAGTTCACGTTGCAACGCTTCCTCGTTGCTCAACTGCTCACTTCGGAAACCTGCTACTTGCGCTTGGACTCCGGCCAATTCGTTTTGAGCTTCAATAAGGGCCTTCTCCGCCTCAAGGTTGCCCTTTTTCTTTTCTGCCTCACGCTCGGCTGCCCTTAACCTTGTTTGCGCTGCAGCCATCATCTCTGCCTCTTGCTTGTCTAATACCGCACCAAGTTCCTCGTTGGCTTTTATACGGTCAGCAATAGTTTGACGCTCGTCGTCCCGTACTTGTCGCAGTTTCTCTGCTTCCAAGTCGTACTTCTCAATCAGGCCTTGGCGTATTGCATCGGATAGTTCTGCTTCTTTGTTTAGCTTTACGGTTTCGGCTGCTGCTTTGGCCGTTTGAACAACATAGTCTTTGGTTGCCGTAGCAACTTTTGTAATAGCTTCTTTGCCCTTGTCAAAGGTGTTGTTAACACCCGTGAGAACGTCAAGAGATTCCTTACCCGCACTTTTAACATCGTCCAACGCTCCGGCAAAGTCTCCGCTAAACACTTTTTTAACGGCACTCGCTAAATAGCCAAGCGTATCAAGATATGATTCAAAACGTTCTTGTATGTTTCTCTTGAAGGCATCAGCAAAATCAAGCAACGCTTGTTTGGGGTCCTCAAAAATACCTTTGAAGAAACCGGTTACCGCACCGGTATTGGAAACAATGAAGTTTACAAAGTCGTTAAAAGCAATGGATAGAAACTCAAAGGCCGTGTTAAAAGCATCAACAACAATTTGATTCTCGCTGAAAAGGTCTTTAATAATTTCAAGCCCTTTTTCTACCAAGAAAAGAATACCTGATGCCTTTCCTATGTTACCAAAAGCCTTGGACAGTTTGCCTACACCTTTCTCGCTATTCTTTGCGCTATCTCCAATACCCTGAACACCCTCATCAACCTTGCTTATGTTGTCGTTGGCTTCTTGGAAACCATCGTTCATAGAACCGGTCATTGTTTCAATAGCCTTCTGCAAGTCTTTGATAGCAGACGTTAAGTCGTCTGCCGTCTTGTCCGCATTGGTTTTTACGTCTATCTCTACGGTTTCCTTAATGGCCATTCTTTAGTTTATTTAGGTATTGCTTCCAGTTCTTTGGCTCTTGGTACTTGCCTTTTGCTATTGCAATGTTCTCCGTGGTTGGCTTGACCTCCGGAAGTGTTTCTATCAAATAACGTATATAGCTCATATATTACACATCGTTAAGCAACTCCAATGAAGCCTCACCGGTGGTGAGGTTCAGTTTAATGGAATTTATAATGTAGTTTCTTTCAAGGATTGTTAGCTTGTCGTTGTTCTTTAGGTTCAACATAATCCCCAAAGGAAGTTGAGCCTTGTAGGTAAAAACCCTTCTACTTGCATCATACAAATCGGTAATGTAATCGCTCCAGTAACTTTGATAAAGTCCTTGACTGAAGCCCTGAAGCAAGTACGGGTCTATCTCCGTACCAAAGTTTAAGGTCTTGGTAACGGTTTCAGCAGTAGGGTTGTTTACATTTCCTATCAACCACATATCTTGCTTTTCATTAGCACCACCATTCATATCAGTATAACTCCAATGGTTTGATAACTGAATGCGTAGGTTTCCTGCTGCATAAAAGATAATAGGCTGACCGATATAAGGTTCTGATTCCCTTGTTATACACTGCCCTACATTAATTTCAGTAAGACCTACACCATTAACATAGGTGTCCGTCAATCTTTCAAACAACATATTGTCAAAGCCCACCTCAACATCAAACTCCTCGCCATCAAAGTTGAAGTCGGCACGCAAGTCGCCATAACCAATGTCATTCTGCAACCTGTACTGTTCTCCAAGCACTGCTTCCGTTTCATTATAGCTGAAGTTTAATCTACGATACAACGGAGCTTTCTTTATGGACACTTCTTCAGTATCTACATATTCGGATATTTCTCTTGTTGTTCCTTCGCTATACCACGTGTCCAAAGGTTCAATATCGTATGTGGAAGGTGCCGTGGGCACCACCACCAAGTTAAAGGCCCGTAAAAGGCTTCCTATGAAATCACCAATCTTCTGCTCTGGCATTTGGTCTGCCATTGTTACAAAACCTGCCGTAGTCGTAGCTAAAGGTGTGGCGGTAGCTGCTAATAAAGTTGTCCCTGCTGCATCGGCATACCAATTAGCTACCATCCCTACGGTTACTGCAGAATTATCACCCGATGGTGCTAACCTCATATCTACATAATCTCCTGCCGAAAGCGATGGTAAAAAAACAAAGACATTAGTCGCATTGCCCGAATGTTCTTTATAAGAGAATAGTTCGTCATTAATAAATACATCTACTCTATAATTGGTAGAGGCAGTTGCAGAAGGACTGTAAGATATTAATGCAGGGTTTGATGAAGATGTTACATCAAATCTATGCAACGTATTGTTCCAATCCGTACCCCCTCCATCTACCAATGGTATTAATTCTCCACTTACAGATAATGGTTGGTCTTTGAACATATATCCTGCTCTCCTATGACACCACATAAACAACTTACCAAAGTCGGCACTATCAAAGAAGTCGCTATTAAAAGTAATGCCGTACTTCGTCTCTATCGCATCTATAATCTTCTGCAATTTGATTGCAGGTTTAAGGTCGTAGTAGAATACTCCGTGAGAAGGGTCATTGTGAAAATGAATGTTACCATCTCCGTGAGAGCCTTGTGAGTCGTAATACCATCTTGTTACAGGCGTAATCATTGGATAGATTACCGCATCTCCTGTATTATCTACATAGTTATTGATACCTGTCTCTATGTTCTCGTCACTGTATGCGTGGTCTTGTGCTGATAGGTCAAGGTCGTTGAGTGTATCCTCACCAAACAAGTCCTTTAGAGCCGTTGTGTTGCTATAAAAAGATACGGAGTAGGCATAGGGCTCACCTTGTTTCATTTGAACCTCCTCAAGCTCTAATACACCTTGCTTAAAAACATTGTTGTTTACCTCAATGAAAGAATCAGCTCGTAGGTTGGCGGTGAATCCGCCCACCACGTCAACATTGTAATAGTGTTTAAAGATGGCATTGTTTGTTGGTGAGGCCGGTAGCGTAAACCCGTTACTGTAATCACCAAAGACTTTAGATATATCCTTGACGTTTTGTGTGGTCAAAGTCATTTCTATTGTTTCGTCCTCAAACAAATCGGCCCGTTGGCCATCTATGTAAAGAGATACTTTATACATAGCGAATATCAAATGCTTCTTCCACCTGAATGGTGTAGTTAATCATTTTATCGTTCACCGACTTTTGCAACGTCAGGCTTTGTGTTGAAACATTGACCGGAACATCGTCAAGCATTACACGTTCGCTAATCATCATTTGTTCCATTACAGCGTTATAGTCCTCACCTACCCAACCGGTATTTAGCGTAAAACGTTTTCTACCGTTCACGTTGTAGCGTTGGTATAGTGGGTTTGTTGTGGAGTAGTTGAATCCTGCTGCTGAACTCGTTCCTATGGACTTCCGGAATTGGTCTCCCGATGCGCTTACTTCTTCCTCGCTGCGCTTGAAGAAAGTAACGCTCTCCCAAACTCCGTTCTTGTTTACAAACTGCATATGTGCAGGAGTGTACTTTGCTTCACACGTTGGGCAGAACCTACGGGTGTCCAGAACCGTGCCGTCCTTATCTTTTAATCGTATGTCGTAGAAGTTCGTGTAGTTCAATGGCTCACCAACGCTATCCAACCAAGCAGTAAGATTAGTAACGCCACACGGCAGTAACATCACCCTTCCTTCCGCTTGTAAGTTTTGTAGCTCCGCTTCGGTAATACGAATGCTTACATCGTATTGCAAATCGCTCAATACC